GGTGTCGTCTCCTAGTGCGCGGTCGAGTGCTCCGTCCGGAATTCTGCTGTCTGCCCAATAGCGGGACATGTGTCTCCTAGCTGAAGTTGTTGACCTGGTGGTTGCCGTCGCCTATCTGGATGCCCTGGCCTTGCGGCTTAGGCGTGGCCGGCGGGCTGTTGTTGAATTTGGCGAAGCCATGGCCGTTGTTGTGGGGAGGGAAGTGCAAAGTTACCTCGCGCGTGCTCCCATCGGGGTAGATCAGCGTGGCCGTGTCTCCGTCGCCTAGCCGCGTCCCCTTGGCGTAGACCTGCCCGCTTCCCGGAAACCCCGTGTTCATGCCCGGCGTGGAGCATATGACGGACGATTCGAGCGACAACAGGATCGTGAACGGATCGTCCGTGGGGTTGTTCTGCGGATCGAACCACTTGGCCGTGAGCGGATCGGCGTGGAACTTGCGGTTGGTGTCCAGGAACCACTGCGTGATCACCTGCTGACGATGGGGGTTGCCTTCAAAGGCAACGTCTCCCAGCTTCATCCCGTGGTAGGGGTTGGGTCGGCCCGCGTTGGCCCACACGTCAAGGCGCGTAGGCGAGGAGGATTTGGTGGTGTCGTAGACGAACCGACTCCTGAACGCAACCCCGTATTGCGCGCTGCTTTCGTCGGCCACGTCAAGGATGATGGTGTGGTGTTCGATGGGCTTAGCCATTAGATGTTCCTCCAGCCGACGAACCAGTCGCCGGCGTCGTTTCTGGTGTCGTCGCGCCCGTCGCAGTAGCCGATGGCCTGTTCCCGCGTGACGTAGCCGATCGGGATGTTGGGGAGCTTGAATCGGAACACGACTAGCTCCACGTGTTCCTCTTCCGTGTCGCATGCGTCGATCAGGTCAACGCCTGCCTCTTCCAGGTTGGGCAGGATGATGTCGGTACCCTCCACTTGAAAGGTCACTTGGCTAGCCTCTCGTCTCGTTGCTTGTTGTTCTCCGCCTGCCAGATCCATTCGCCGGACAGCCGGCCCGTGATGCGGAAGAGTCGCTTCCCCACGTCGATGGGGAGCACGCGGCCAATGCAGCTAGCCACGTTGATAGCTCCGATCTCTGTCATGATCACGGCTTTGCCGATGTCCGATTCCGTGATGGTGTAGAAGACTCGCCCCGGATCGGTAGGACGGTCCGCTTTGAATACCTCTCGGTATGCCATGGTTACGCCTCCGCGCTTGCTCCGATGTGATCGACTAGCACCTCATTTTCGACCATGAGCCACGCCAATTCGTCGGCGCAATGGTCGTCCGTCGCGCGTTCTTCTCCGAACAGCTCGAATTCGGCGTCGAATGAGTAGCCGCGCGTCGCCTCTGTCAGCACCTCGCCGGCCGCGCCTAGCCCACGGTCCCAGAATCCCGTCCCGTGACGGTTGGCCGTGAGCACCAGGTCATGCCCGCATTGCGCGGCGCGAACCTTGGCGCTGGTCAGTAGCTCGAAGTTGTCGCGCACGAATGCGGTAACGGCTTCGCTGATCAGCGGTATCACGGCGTCGATGTAGTCGAAATCGTCGTCCACTACCACGCGCCCGTGGTCGTCGTCGCTGATCGGGTAGCCGTTGCCTCCGTATTCGCTAGCGTCGGACGCCTGCCACAGCAGGGCTATGGCCGCGTGTCGCGTGGCGATCTTGGCGTACCGTCCGGGAAAGTCCTGGCTAGGCATCAGGGTCTCCGTAGCTGCTAGGTATGGGCTTGTTGCAGCCGGCGCATATCTCGTCCGGTCCTTCATCGTACGTTTGTACGTAGACCGGGGGGTCGTGTTGCCATCCCTCGCACGTGTTCAGGCTGTAGAGCCATTCGAAGTAGTCGGTAGTTGCGCAGTCGCTACACAGCGTCTCCATCTCCTTTGTGAGGTAGATAAGCGTGTATGCTCCCCACGATGTGAACGCGGGCAGGTAAAGCCGTCCCTTATAGGGATGCGCGCCGGACTTTTCTAGCAGAGCGTATATGTCGCTCACGGGGTTATCTCCAATCGGTCTAGTGTCCGTCGTAGGGTGATGGCAGCCGCGCATTTCGAGCACGTAGCCATTGGTGTGACGCGCTTCGCCTCCGGTCCGGGGCAGAATCGCCAACCGCAGTTGCCGTTCATGGTGAGGCTATACGCCTCGCGTAGCTGTCGCTTTGTCGTGTCGTCTAGGGCTACGTACGTCTTCCCGTTCTGTGCGTTGTAACGCATACGCAGCCCTTTAGCCACCTCCAAGCCGATCATGCGATCAGCAATCCTCCCCCGTGGATGGACGCGTCCACGTAGCGCTGTCCCATCCTGTGGCGCATGGCGGACACGAACACGATGATGTCTTGCGTGACGGACGCCGGCGCGTTGGTGATCTTGATTCCGTCATGCCGAACCGTGTTGGCCGCGTCGATGTAGCCGATGCTCACGGTTACCGGCGCGCTGTCGCGCGTGAGGTTGACCAGATGGGCCATGACCGCGTTCATTTGCTCGGTTGTCACGGGTGTTACCTGCCTTCACAGTCGTTGTCGTTGCCGGCGAACAGCTTCCCCATGAATCGGAATGCCTCCGCCTCCGCCCGGTCGAATCCCAGCCGAGCGGGAAGCGCGTCCGCGCTAGGCGTGGGCAGGTCATCCATCAGCGCGCGGATGTGAGCGCGGCGCGTCGCCTCCGCTCCCGTGTCGGGAAGCGTGAAGGACTGGCGGCGGACCTGGCTGATGATCTCGCCGTGGACGGACAGGATTTGGTACCTGAAGCCGTCCACACTGCGGTTAGCAGGTGAGCACGTGTCCCATTCAGGAACCGCGTCCAACACGGTCGCCGTGCCGTGGTGGTACGCCTGCGTTCCGTGGTACTTGACTGGCTGGCCCGTGGGGATGGGGTCGCTCATGCTGTGTACCTCACTGTCGTTTCGGTCTTGATGTGGTGCGCGCCGGCCACGTCGTCAAGTGCTGTCCGCGCCGCATCGTTGGCGGGATGATCACTCAGTTCCGCGCGTAGCCGCGTGAGCGTGTTGGCTAGCTCTTGCTTGAACTGCTGCCGGCCCCATCGGTAGCCGGCCTCATGCGAGTCGTGATCGCTGTCGTATTCGTGGCAGCCGTACCTGTCCGGATTCACCTGGTTACCCTCCTGTCGTGGCCGGCCGGCCGCCTAGGCGCGACCAGGCGTCGCGTCTCACGCTTGCGCACCACCCTAGCGCGCCCGTCGCCCGCGTCCGCGTTGGGGTCTGTGTAGCGCCAAACAGGACTGTTCTGAACACGCTTGCTAGGCCACATGATGTCTGTTCCTCTCAGAACGGGATGGTATCGACGGTCAGGCCGTCTTCTGAGTAGTACTTGTAGTTGGGGTTGAGCGCGGTAAGTGCAGCCACTATCTTGGCTGCCTTCGCCTCCGTTGTCGCGATGGCGACCGTGGATTGCGTCTCACGGTCGATGCACTCTGTGATCGGGTAGACAACCATCACAGGTCCATCTGCCGTAGGACTATATCCGGCGTGAACCTAGGTTCCGTCTCGCCCTTGACGATGGACACGCGCCCGATACGGACGCGTCCCCCGGCCGCGTGGCTGCCTCCGGTCTGGTAGATGTCTAGCGCGTCGCCATCGGTCAACTTGACCGTTTCGACCTCCACACCAACGTCCCATCCCCGGATGTGAGCGCTATCGACGGACGCGCGCCCGCCAACGTTGGTGGTGCTGCCTCGCCCGTTCACTACGCTTGCGTAAAAGCGTGCCATTGTGCTGCCTCTCTATTCGCTTTCACATTCGCCGCAGAGGATATCCGCTCCCCCGGGCGGGCCGATGTACGTTCCGTGTTTGCAGTAGTGACTGTCTAGCCTGTTCTCTGGCGCATAGGTGTCGTCACTGTCATCTATGCCTAGGAATTCGTCCACGTATCGCATGGTCACCTCTGAGGATGGCGAGGCGCGTTGATCTCGCGTGATGTGTGGCGTACCGATGCGAATCGTTCGCCATCGGGCGTGAACGTCCACACCGATGTGTGAAGTCCCTGCACAATGACCATGCGCCCGTCCCTGTGAATCGTCCACGGGCCAAGCTCCGTGCGCTTCACCCATCGTCGGCCGTTGATCACCATTTCGCGCGTCTGCGCGGGCCGGTATTGGGGGAAGTATGGCGAGTCGTAGTCGTACGTTCGCCCGTGCGTGTCGGTACCTAGGCTGCTCACAGCGTGATCTCACTCTCTATCCGTGCGATTTCTTCGCGGCTAGTTGGGTTGCCGTAGAAGTCTGTCTGACCGTGCATGTCCATCAGGACCTCTATCACGTCTTTGATCAGGCTACTCGCCTCGCCGGCGTACGCCTTGACGCGTTGCCGGTCATTGGTACGTTGCGCGTCCCACACTAGGCCGTTTACCTTTTGGAGTTTGGCCGCTAGTCGCCTCGCCTCACGTACGCTTATCACGTCGCGTGTCATGATCGGGTCACCTTGTAAGTGAAGTAGGACGCGTGCATAAAGCCGTGCGTCTCACTGTAGCGCTTGCTGACCAGCTTCAGGCTGACCGTTACCGGCCGGCTGTCACTGTCTGCCCACGGGAAGCGTTCGATAGCGCGCTTACGGGCGTTGATCGCCGCGCCGCGTGTTCCTCGCCTCACCTCGCCGTGTGCGCCGCTAGTGCCATGGGCCACAAGCGTAATCGTGTCCCAAGTGAGGATAGCGGTTACGGGGTTGGACGCGTCCAACCATGCGGCGTAAACGGCTTCAGGCTGAAGCGTAGCCATCATGGCGTCTGTGTGTGTCACTGTCTCGCCTCTCTGTGTGTGTGTGATGGGTTGTCGTCTCGGTAGGTTCGCCACGCGCGCCGCATGTCTCGGTAGGTCACTGTGAAGTCACCTCACACGGCGCGCATAGCCAGCCTAACGGCTGATCAGGGCAACGTCTGTCACCTTGTATGGATGGAATCGGTAGCCGTCACTGTCTTCGCCTACGGACCGTTCAACGTCGTAGCGCGCGATGCCGGAATAGCCGGTAGGCAACCATTCATCCGCGCCAACGTGACGGTATTCGATGGGGAATTTCCGGCCGGCGTCCCTACCGTCCGGCAACGCCACGCGTAGGTCTATCGCGTCCGGCGTGCCGTGCGTGCCAGCGGTGATGTAGTTAGGGTCGCTACCCTCATAGCGCGACCATTCACTAGTCTTGATAGCGACTAGCAATCGCAGGCCGGCGGGCATGTCACCTCACCCCCATGGGAGCGAAGCGCGCCGCGTGCCGTTGTGCGCGGGTGTAGGTGGGACGCGTAGGCGTGGCCGGCGGGTAGGGGAGCGGTGCCCACGCGGCAACCCATATGCGGTTGGTGTCCGCTGGCACGTCGTAGCGTTCGCCATCGGTAGTGACCATGGTCATGGTCTGTCCGTTGTGCGTAGCGAACACGTAGTCAATGGTGGCTACGTGACTAGGCGTGTCGTTGCCGGCGTAAAGCGCCACCATATCGCCATGCGCTAGCGTGTCTGGCGTGGCGTATGCCTTGAATGGAATGTGCATGATTGCCTCTCACTCGATTGGTTGTCGGTAGGAAGGTGAACGGAAATTGTGGGGTGACCTACTCACGGCTTCAATCCGACCCCACAATTCCCGAACATCATCCGGCCGCTAGTTACCGTCAGCCGTAATGGCGATGATCGCCCCTCCCACGCTGTGAATGTCGCGCACTAGTGGCCTCACCTCTGTGCGAGGCGTACGCACGTGCCACGCGTGGCCGGACACCGATCGGTAGGTGACCATGACGAAACGTGATTCGCGTTGCATGGCCCGAATTTCGGCATGCGAGTCGGCTAGTTCCTCACTGGTCAGTGAGTCGTCTAGGTACATCATGGTTGGGTATCCCCTATCGCCACGCGTCGCTAGGCATTGCGGACAGAACGTCATCCGTAGCGCCGGCGACTGCTGAATTGATGGTAACGATCATTTCGTCGTCACTGAAGTTGGCCGCGATGATTGTTTCGAAGTCATCCATTGTCTTGCCTCTCAGAATTCGTTGTGTGCGGTCTGTAGCTGTATGTAGAGTGCCCAATAGGCGATATACACGCGTCGCCATAGGCTCATTTGGCGTCCCATCCCATGCGCGCGTAAAGCGCTTCCATGGTTGTCGGTAGGTCTGTGTGGTCATGCACGGTAGGTAGCCGGCCATGGCCGTGGAAGAACCGTAGGCATGATGCGCAGTAGGTTCCGTCTGTCAGTTCTGAGTGATAGCCACAATTGTGGCAGTAGTGCACCTTCACTGTCCCCATCCCTCCCGTTGCCGGTAGTACATCGATCCTCCACCATTGCGCCGATTGGCCATGGTGTTTGTCTTGGGATATGCAGCGCGCTTATTGGGAGCGTTAGGCATGTCCCTACGTAGGGTTGTGTTCATACCGTCACCAGTCGCCATACCGGGAACATGCTCCGTTGAATTGGAGTGCACGGGTAGCGACTCATGCGCGGTAGTTGTGTAGTGGTGACGCTCATAGCGGGACGCTAGAACGTGCTTTGTACGCCTCATGCTGCATCCCCTTGATAGTGCGGATGTTAATTGACGCGGTAGTTTGCGAGCTAGATTCTTATGCGAGTAGTCAGCAGGTCACTAGTACACGCGTGCTGCAATCACGCCAAATTGGTAACGTACGGTGCACGTGTTTTCGTGGCTGATCTAGATATTGGCATAGCGCAACAGAGCGTTACCTCACACAGATAGCGCCACCATTGACGCGTGCACCGTACGTTAGGAAAGTGCAGGGACCATTGCAAGCGATCACGTTAAGGACACGTGCAATCGACATACGGAGATGCGATCACGCGCCGGACCATGGTCTATAGCTAGTCCCTGCACCAACCTAATTCGTGACCGTAGGCTCATATCGGTTAGACATTCCGCTTACGGTGTTTCCTATCTACGGATAGGCACGTTGGGATATGGGTAATGCGGTAAATCTTGGGTTGCTTATTGGGCAACCCCGTTGATTGCTAGTCTCTGCCGTAACTTCAGATTTGCCATCAAACCTAACTGACTAGTGATCGCACCGTAAACAATTCGCGTTGATCGTTGCGCACGTACACAATCGCGTTGATCGGTTGATCTCGTTTGGCTAGGTATCTGTGTACCGTCACAGGGACCATAGGCGGGTGATCCTGGTTACCCGCTAACCTCACGTTGGTTCCCGCGATACCTCTGGACTAGCTACACCCTAACTCCGGTTTCTGGCGACCGTACTAGCTATCCGTGCCTAGGCACCGATATTCCGGTCTGCGAAACCTTACTTCCGATGTAACACGTGATCGCTCAAATGTGGCGATTGTCCTTACCTCACGCGCTAACCTCTGTGTCGATATCCCGTATGCGTTCATAGCCTAGATGGGCCATTGCCTAGCGGAACCTAGGTTCCGATCGTTGGCTACTTCCCAACAGTCCCACGGGGGACCTATGTACTTGAGTCGCGCGATGCGGTCTGTTAGGGGTTGCCCTGCCGTTCTGCGCTTCTACTAGGTAAGACGCATGGGGAGGCGCAATGGTTGCTTCCAAACGGTGTGACCTGGGTCACATAGACAAACCGGACACGCTGGTCGGCCGGTAGCTGCCAGGTAGAGGAACGTGCACGCATGCGCACACACGCGCGATACACGGTGTAGTACTACGGGCTGTAGTGATATCGGGAATGCCTACGGATACTGGGATGCAGCGCAATTGGCTCTGTACGGTCCACAGAGCCACGCTAACGGCTTCACAGTGCCTACCCATACGATCACACCAGACGATTCTGCCGGCGATTTCGACCGATATGTCCGATTGCGGTATTCCGGCTGGTAGGGTGCTTAATTCGAACGTTTTCGAACAACAAAATCGAAATTAGCGTTTCGATATGGCCAGCGGCTTAATTCGAACCATGGTTCGATGGATTAGGCTTTCCGTGTACGGCATACGCAGTGTAGACCACTACGGGCTGTAGTACCGACCAGGCCAGTCCTGGCCGTGCGACCATGGCCATACAGTCTGTATGGTGGCTACCGTATGGCCAGGACTGGCTTACTACGGGCTGTAGTGCTGGCCATGGCCGGACCTGGCTGTATGGTGGCTACCGACCATGGTGTGTGGTGGTGACCGTACTACTGGCCAGGTCCGGGCTGTATGACCATGGCCGTACAGTGTGTACGCTAGCCACCATTGGCTAGATGATTGTGCTATGTGCTCATGCCTATGGTGTGCTCATGCATACAGGTAGATGATTGTGCTATGTGTGCTGTATGGCTATGCCTATGCGTATGGCTAGCGCATATGGTTCGATACGCGTATTCAGTTCAATCCGTTAGACAATGACCATGGCTTATCCACCACCCCACCAATCCTAGAATCAGACTCTAGAATGCCATTCCCACCACCCCACCCTCCACCATCCTAGAATTCAGTTCTAGAATGCAATATCAGAATGCAATTCTAGAATACCATTAAAGTGATATATGTGTATATGTCGTAATTTAATGTGTTTTTTTAGACATGTACCATCCGGGGACGTCCTGGTGACCGATTTCTCTCCCCGGTATGTTCGACCCCGAGGCTCAGTTTCTCTCTCCTCGCTCAAGTTTTCGAAAAATTTCGTGACCTGCGGCAACTGTGACTTCAGTTCACACGTCCGGATGCCGCAAGAGTGCAGTCACGCTGAGATTTGGCGTAGTCTCATGTAGTACGCTGCTTCCATGGCGATCTGGCTCGTGAAGTGCTCTGGGACGTGCGGTCGGACCCTGAAACGGGGCTCGAACGCCCTTCCGCGACCCATTTGCCGGCGCTGCCGGAGACGGGGAGCCCTGCTACTGTGCGAATGGTGCAACCGTCCGTTCCGTCCGAGCAACGGCGGTCTCACCCAGCGTTACTGCTCAGTGAAGCACGCGGCACTCGGAAGGGGCCTTAATAGAAGGATGGAAAACCTACCGGAATTGAAGGGAATCTCGGACTTACAGCCAGTTTCCGGGACTTCCTATCGGTTTAGAGGAGAATTCGATGGTTAAGTGCACGGACAGCAATTGCATCGCTGAGCAGGCCACGATCGATGAAGCTGTCGGCCTTGGCTGGAGCATGATTGGCTACTTCCCCTGGTGCCCGCTTCACGCGTACGGAGCCCTCCGCGAGGCCAAGAAGGAGGCCGTCAGGCAGCAGTTGGAGGTCCGAGCGCACCGTCGCAACCAGGAAGTAGCCAAAAAGCACTTCACGGCGGCCGAGTACCGTGCGTGGGACGAGTTCCAGTCCGATCTTGCGGACTTCCACAAGAAACACCAGAAGCTCGCGCCGAAAGTGCTCAGGCTGATGAGTCCGATGGTCTGGCTGGGCGAGTACAAGGAAAAAGGCCGGATCGACGTGGAAGCAAGCGCCGCGAACTTCGAAGAGGTCAAAGTGGCGCGAGGCAAGCGCACGATCGACGTTCTGAAGGGTCTGTGATGAGCAACTACGACTACACCACCCTCGAAGGCTTCGAGGAGCAGGTCATCGTCGGGGCCGAGATGATCAACGGCACGGGCCAGGTGGTTATGAAGACCTACGAGAGCGCCGACCCCAACGCGGAGCCTGTGTTTCTGGCCTTCACGCCCGACGAAGCGCTGAAGTTGTCCAGGCTCCTGGCCGAGAAGGCGGACGAGGCACTTCGGAACCAGGCGCGCATCAACCACGCGTGCTGAGGTATAGTCGTCTCAAGCCCGGCTGGCGGGTGCGATGGGGTGAACGGTAAGGTGCCGGGACCTCCTGGGGCGTCATCGCCGGCCGGGACTACATAGCGGGGTAGGGGAGTTCGGTTGTCCCCGGGGGTCTCATAAATCCCAGATCGCGAGTTCGAATCTCGCCTCCGCTTCGAGGGACAGGCAAGGTCTGGTTGAAGTCCAGGGTTAAGAGAGCACTTCCTACCTGTCTTCTCACCCACCGAGATGGGCCGGTGTCGCGACTAGCGAACCAAAGCTCCCGTGATGCGGGGCACCGGCCCTATACGGGCCTGATGGTGCTCGACTGCTCAAAAGCCGCACGCGGCCGGCAGTAGGACGAGGGTTCGATTCCCTCCAGGTCCACTATTTGATGACGTGCGTGCTGATCAGGATGAACGCGAGCAGCGCGAGCAGCGGCACCACGACGGTTCCGATGGCGATCATGCGCTCGATCGGAGTCCAGTGCCGGGCCGCAGTCTTCTCGCGCGTCCGGTCGGCCTTCTCCAGTGCTTCGGCCACAACCACGGCCCGAGCCCGGTCAGCCTCGGCGGCATCCGCCATGTGCTGGACGTTCAGGTTCAGGGACTTCAGCTCGTCGGCTACGCGCTCCATGGACCCGTTGATCTTGTTCAGGTGGTCGTCATGGCTGTCGAGGCGTGAGAGCACCTGGCCGGCGGCAAGGCCGCGCTCGTACTCAGTCTGGTCTTCGGGCATGTCCCCAGGGTAGCGGAATAGATCCCGAGGTGCCCGTGTTGTGCCGGTCATGGGAGATCAGCACTATGCCATCGTGCGTACAGACTTCGAAGCGACGCCCACGGAGCTGGTGCAGTTCCGGGATGAGCTGGAGAGGGTGTTCCGGAACGTATGGCCGCTGCGCCCGGAGTGGACTTCGATGTTCCTCGTCTACGACAAGGACTTCGATAACTGCTCTGTCGAGATCTTCATGGACGACGCGGTGGCGAAGCTATCGGGTATTCTCTCGGGTGATGCTGAGATCGTCTGGTCCTGGGACCACATATCCATCAGCAAGGGGTTCGAGACATCCGAGCGGCCCCGGCAGCGGGCCTGGTACATCGAGGGGAAGAAGCGTGGCTGAAGAAGTAGTCGATCACCCCGCCCACTACGGCGGCGACACGCCCTACGAGGTGATCAAGGTGCTGCGCGCCTGGGACCTCGAACTCGCCAAGGGCTTCTGCTGGGGCAACGTCATCAAGTACACCCAGCGGGCCGGCAAGAAGGACGGCACGATCGAGGACCGGAGGAAGGCGTCCTGGTACGCCCGGGAGCTGCTGTCGATCGAGTCCGAGCTGGTCGGCAAGCGGAAGGCTACGCCCTCCGAGATCCCGGTAATCATCCCCGGGCCGGGGCGCTACCACATCGAGATCGACTGGGAGAAGCGCACGCACCGGCTGGTCCGTGAGGACACTCAGTTCGTAGGCGGTGTCGGGGGATCGGCGGCTACACCCGCAGGCAACTCGGGCTTCGGCAACGGGATATATGCCAGAGGCGGCGGAGGTGCCGGCGGCGGTGCGTCTGATGAGAACTACTACCCAGGGAGCCCCAACCGTGGCTGAGTTCGAGAAGTCCATCGCCCACGAGGCCCACGGCCTGGTTCACGGCGAGCGCGCCAAGACCTACGGCCACCCCCGGTTCGACTTCAGCGCCATCGCCAAGGTCTGGACTGGCCTGCTGCAAGACCTCCTCAAGGAGGACGCCCAGCTCGATGCCTACCGGATCTCCGTGCTGATGTCCGGCCTCAAGCTCTGCCGCCTGGTCAAGTCTCCCAAGCACCGGGACTCACGGGTGGACACCATCGGCTACATGCTGACGATGGAGCGCCTGGACGAGCCGGAGGTAGTGCCTGCCGACGAGGCAGCGCGCACTGAGGGAAAGCCCGTGGAGTGGGACAAGGTGAAGAAGGTCACCTACCCGGCTCCGCTGGGGAAGTACAACGTCGCGGACATCCAGCTCATGGAGGGCTTCGCCCAGGAGGAGCTGGCCAGGGCTGACGCCGCAGCGGTCGAGGACGACGACATAGCCGACGATGACTACGACGTGCACGGGCGTCCTGTCGATTACGACGACCACGGCCGGCCGCTCGAATACGACATGGCGGAGGAGCAGCGCAAGCCGATAGCGGAGCGCGCCTGGAACCGGGCTAACCAGCAGATTTTCAGCCAGATCAATATCTGGTTCGAGCCAGGCGAGACCAAGATCATCAACGACGAGGCGCACACCAACACGGACAACACCGGGAAGACCATCTGCTTCCCCTTCCTGCCCGGCACTACCGTCAAGATCGGGAAGCCAGCCTCCAACGGTTACGACCAGAGCCTCCCCTGGCAGCCTCCGGGCCAGCACCAGGAGAAGGACGGCGACCGCTGGGTGAAGGACCCGTCTGGCCGGTTCTGGGAACGGGACGACATTGCGGGTACCTGGCACCGCCTGACCTCTACTGCACCGCCTGACGACTGGTACGAGGTGAAGTGCCCGGCCCACGGCAAGGAGACGTGTGAAGCGTGTTCACAGCCCGGTGAGCTGAGCCGCTGCTGCTGCGGGTACTTCGAGTCAACCGGCATGCACTGGGACACCTGCCCGGCTCGCATCCGCTCCTTCCCCGAGCACCTGCCCCGCACTCCCGAGACCAAGATCCACGAGGTGCACGGCGGGGACAAGGACTGCTGGTGCGGTCATAAGGCTGTTAACCCGGAGCGCCTGGTGGAGGCCAAGCCCAAGAACATCCACAATCACCAGGTCCAGGAGCCGTGCATGCCCGGGTGCCCGGCGTTCGACCTGGCCAGGGACAAGAACGCGCAGATCATCACTGAGCTGTTCCAGGCCCCGCCGTTCGAGTTCACGGGCGAGCAGGTGGAGATCGAGCGCGAGAACCCGGTGGCCAGGGCGATGCGCGGGCTGAGGCTCGATGGGTCTTAACGACGAGCTGGAAAAGCTGCGTCAGGCGGAGGAGTGGCTGGACAACTGTGATCCGAGTTCACAGCAGTTCATGGCCGCCTGGGAGCACGTCACGTACAAGTCCCTGCACGCCAACGGCAACGCCGAGCTGTCCCGGGAAGCCTGGCGGATCATCGAGAACCACCGGGAACTCATAGTCTGGAGGAACTTATGGATATCTACCTCGCCAACAAGATGCAGGGCATCCCCTACTTCAACGCGCCCTGGTTCGATGAGTCGGCCGCCAAGCTGCGAGCCCTTCCGGGCGTCAAGGACGTATTCAACCCGGTCGAGCACGACCGCAACATCGGCTTCGAGCCCATGAGCTGTCCGACCGGAGAGCTGGAGGAGGCGTACCAGCACGGCTTCAGCCTGAAGGACGCCCTGGTGGCTGACTGGACCTGGATCGGCACCAAGGCTGACTGCGTGGTGCTCGGGCCGGACTGGTGGAACAGCAAGGGCGCTATCAGCGAGGCAGCGTGCATCCAGGCGCTCCGCAAGCCGGCGTTCGAGTTCGACGTGTTCCTGGAGCACTACGCCAACGACGACATCTTGCTCAGGTGGGCGATCCCGCCGATCATGGAGCTAGGCGGCCCGGTGGTAGTGGCCGGGGACGGCCTCACTGACGGGCACCGGGGAGTAGGGTGGGTCTGATGGACACGGACTACGAGGGAGACGGTATCACCTGTGACTGCTGCGGCTGAGCGCGGAGACAAGATCACGGCGACGTACATTCCGCCGCCACCGCCCGCCCCGGGCAAGTTCCTTGTTCGAGCGCCGCTCGACAATCGCGGTCACCCGATCTTCCCTGACCTGCACCTGACGCCCGAGCAGCTTGAGGAGCTGATGGACGCCGCCAACGGTGCCATGAACGTGTACCTGGAGTCGATGCCGGAGTAGCCTGGGGGGATGGAGTATCCTCGCTGGGACCAGGCCACCGGGCCAGTCAAATGCCGCACCTGCCGCGTGCCGATCCTTCCCGGCACCGAGATCTGGATCAAGTCCAAGGGTGTGTACTACTGTAACACCTGCGGGATCGAGGCCGAGAACAACTTCGGCCGCGTGCTGCCCGGTGGCCTGGAAGAGGCATTCCTCAAGGACATGAACGCGCTGCCCGACGTGGCGGCCGAGACTTCCCTGGCCGTGGCCGCTCTCTACATGGCCCGCCAGCTCGACTCGGGTGACGTGGCTCCCCGTGAGGTCACGCAGTACACCAAGGAGATCCGGCTCAACCTCCTCCAGCTCCACGAGCTGTACCCGCCTGCGGAAGACGGCGACGACACCGAGGAGCGCCGGGCTAAGCTGCAAGAGCGCAGGCGGCGGGAACAAGGCGGCGGGTTCTGAGGTTACAGAGAGTATGGATAACGACAAGTGGCACGAGCCGCCTAAATGGGAGGATCTTCCCAAGACGTACGAGTGCTGGGGGTCAGGCAAGGCGGATTTCGACCCGGCTGCTCCGCTTATGGACTTTATCGTCCATGACGGGCAGATGGTGCTGAACCGTATAGAGCAGCCGGTCCTGGGCTGTACGTGCTGTGGCATTGGCCTCGAAGGTTCCTGGGTGTTCGGCCGGGAGTCGAAGTGCTCCTGTTCCGCTCAGTCGGACGACTTCGATAACGTCCTGCACACTGGTGAGTGCGATATTGTCCCCTGCCCCTTCTGCCCTCTGGAGGCACCATGACCGCCCTTCTCGTCTTCGTCCTCATGGGCGTTACCGTCTCGTTCCTCGTCGCCAGGGAGTTCATCTACGCCCACCGGGAACTGCACCCGGCGATACCCTTGCGCGCCCTGAACGCGGAGTACAAGGCCCTGTGCGAGGGTGATCGCCGGTGATCTTCAAGACCATGAGCCGTCAGGAAGCGGACAAGATCGTTGCCTGGGTGCAGAGCAGCCTGACGGTCACGATGACCTCGTGGCAGAAGGAGCTGTTCACCACCATGATGATGCACCCCGACGTGCCGTTCGACGTTCGCATCCCAAGGGCCGGGCGCGGATGATAGGCGGCCACCGCAAGTTCGAGGACCGGATGCTCCTGCTCACGATCTTCTACCAGGGGCCTTGGGACAGGCTGAGTAACTGGTGCTACGGTATCCGTAAAGGCACCGAGGAACTGCGCTGGGATATCCCTGCTGAGCCGAAGGGCATAAAGTGGGTACTCATGGTCATTGGGGACTGGGCCGAGAAGCGCGACAAGCAGTGGCGTGCGAAGTTCGCCGTCACGGGCAGGGAACCGCGCAAGCTCTGGAATCGCCGCCCGCTGTGAAGGTCTACCAGACACTCAGGTTCCTGGAGCAGCGCTCCGTGGTCCCCCTGATCGGCATCTGCGTCTACGAGGCCGTGGCGCTCGCCTTCCCGAACCCCTACACGCCGCCCGTCACGAAGGTGTGCAACCGGCACAAGTGGGTCTTCCCCTTGTTCGTCGCCCTGCTGGGCGTCCACATCTGGTGTTACGAGGTAGCGGATGGCTAAAGGCGTGCTCTGGACGGACGCAGAGCTGGAGATAGTCCGCCTGCACCAGCACCTTCCGTTCGCTGAGCTTCACGCCATGCTGCCCGGCCGCAGTGACAAATCGGTCTATCAGGCTCGCGTCCGGGCACGGCAGGACGCCGGCGAGCTAGAGCGGGCCGAGCAGCCGGAGGTCAAGGAGCCGGGAGAGTACCTGGAGACGCTGAACGCTTATTTCGCGGGCCATGCGGAATGCCTGGAGATCTGGATGCGTTGGAACGGCTACATTACCTACCGGGAGCTGTGCCGGGACATGGCAGCAAGCCCGCTGGGTACGGTTACCTTCCTGTGCGAGGCGAAATGACAGAGCACCTGGTGGAGCTGAGCAAGGGCGATAAGGCCCGGCTTATCGAGTGGCTGCAAAGGGGGACAGGCGCGTGGATTCCGCAGTCGAGCAGCCGCCTGACCATCGAGGCAGTGGAGCACGGGGGGATCTTCATCCGGACTCATCCCTGGGCCAGGTAAGGCCCCCGCAGGTTCCAGGCCGCTACATAATCAAGCCGGTCGAGGGCATTGACGGCTGGCCGTATTACTGGCACGCCTACCTCGGGGACCGGCGCATAAACGGCGGCCTCGCCCAGGATCACCTTATGGCCGTGCAGGAAGCCAAGCGCGTTATCGCCCTGACTCGCCGGAATGAGTGGCTTCAGGAGAACTACTTCGATTACGAGACCGGCCGGTGGTACAAGAAGGGCGAGCTTCCTCCTGTGAAGTGATGTAACATCGCCCTATGAGTCCGAGGACCGTAGAGCGCATCGACCTGCCAGACGGCACGTCCATGGAAGGCCCCCTCCTCGGGCACCAGATGCCCAGGCTGTACAGCATCCCCGAGCGCCATCAGGAGCAAGACCCTGAGTGCGTGATGTGCCAGCTTGAGGCGATGGAGGAGCAGCACGAGCACGGCTGCGGTGACCACATCTCCGAAGAGGTGCTGGACTGGGCCGAGCAGTTCGGCTACATGCTGGACCCGTGGCAGAAGTGGACGCTCCGCCACATGATGGGGCGCAAGCCCAACGGCCTGTGGGCCGCCCCTGACGTAGTGATGATCGTGGCCCGCCAGAACGGCAAGGGTACCGTCTTGGAAGTCCGTGAACTCGCGGGCGTGTTCCTCCTCGAAGAGGAACTGGTCATCCACACCTCGCACCAGCTCAAGACCTCGCTGAACCACCTTGAACGCCTGGCCAACACGATCCGGTCCTACCCGGCGCTGGAGCGCAAGGTCTCCAACATCGTCACCGGTAACGGCAAGGAAGCGATCAAGCTCAAGCCGCGCCGGGTGCTGATATTCGGGCCTGGCGGCAAGGAGATGACAGGGCGGCGGACCTCGAAGATCGAGTTCCACGCCCGCTCCGGCTCCGCCACCTCGCGAGGCTTCTCCTGTGACTGCCTGGTGTACGACGAGGCCATGATCCTGTCGAACGAGCAGATCGGTGCCTCGATGCCGACCATGCGCGCCCGGCCCAACCCCCAGATGATCTACGCGGCCTCGGCCGGCCTCGAAGACGGCACCGTGTCCCAGCAGCTCGCCCTGATGCGCAAGGCCATGCTGAAGCGCGACCCCGACACCTTCGGCCTGGAGTTCTCCGCCAACCCCCACGACGACTCGTGCCCGCGCGACGAGCTGAAGGGCCGGGAG